AAGACAAGGAGCGTATTTACAACTTCTTCTCTCTCAGCATCGAGCCCGGCACTGAGCGGCTTTTGTCAGAAGATTATCACTTCTGCCGAGAGTGGAGAGAGATTGGTGGCAAGGTATGGGCCGCGCCTTGGCTGACGCCTGGACATGTTGGCACATACATCTTCGAAGGGCATCTGCCGCAAGACGAAGATCAACCGCAATAGCCTTCGCGGCGAGCGTTGTTAATCTTCACCTCAATAATGGTCTGGGTGGTGTCTTTGGCAGACCAAGAGACATCCTTCCAGACCTGGCACACGGACGTATTAGTCTCGCTTGTGCCCGTCAGAGTCACGCACCCGGTCAGGGTTGATGTTAACAGCATCGCCAGCAGTAACCGCATTTCCAACTCTCCTGAGAGCATCAGCAGTGGCCTTCGCCTCGATCTCAGCTACGGCCTGCACCCTAATCAAGTGAATGCCATAGCTAGTTAGGGCAATGGCTAACATTGCGAGGGCAGCGTAACGCCCCAAAGGGGTGAATAGGAAACTAAACACCGTGTTCATCCATGTGTTTCTTGCGCCAGAACCAGATGCCTGCGGCCAAGCATACGACGGTGGACATGATAAGGAAATTGGGGTTGCTGAGTAGACCAATAAGCTGATCTGCCGTGTCAGACGCGTCTTTTGCCTGCGCAGCGACCTCTTTTGCAACACCCAAGCCTCCGAGGCTTGCCGTGACCAGCGCCGCATTACCTTGTTTGCTGTCCGCCATTGTTCGTACAAGTACAGGATCGGGATCGGCGCGGTGTTCATGTTCATCTTCCGTCGGTATCTCCACGGCTTTAGACGTAGATGCAGGCTCTCCAGATGACCACCAGGCGCTTTCTGCCTGACGACGGCGCACGAGGCCGGGAAGCACTTTCCCGCCGCCCTTGGTCCATTTCATCAGCTCTGCGGGCACTTCATCAAACTTCGCCGCGTTGACCTTCTTGAGAAGCGTCGAAGATTGAAGGTTGCCGATACCAGCGTTGTAGGCGAAGTCCACGAGAACGTCGAACTGGCGTTGGTTCAAAGGCTGGTGGACCATGTTGTGAACGGCGGTCTCGTACTTGACGAGATCACGGGAAAGGATGTCCTCAGCCTGTTGCTGGGTGATCTTCATGCCGTCCGTTACCATCGGAGCGCCAGCCGCAGAAGTATGGCCGTACCCGATTGTGCAGACGTTGGCCGGGCAGCGATAGGCCGTCAGTTTGCAGCCTTCGAATTTCTTGAGAAGGGCGTTCATGCCCTCTGGGCTCATCTGCATGATTATTTTCCCTTCTCTAAAAGAGTGACACGCTTATCCAGCGCCGCAATCATCTGCGCCGTGTCAAACCGAATGGAGGCGCGAGCTGCGGCAGCATCAGCCACCATATCCATGCGACTCTTTTCGATAGCGGACATTGATCGTTCGCGGTCGAGCGTCATGGCGGCGCGAGCCAAGGCGCTTTCCTTCTCGACCTTGGAAATTTGCTCGCTCAGATTTTCTCGGATCTGCGCCATGTCGATGGTGGTGCCTTGCGGGGGAATAGCCTTGTTATCAGCGTTGACGACCACCGCAATTTTTGACTTGAGCTGGATGATTTCATTGTTCGCGCTGGACAGGGCGCTCATAAGGTAGACGACGCAAGAAAACAGGATCGGGATACCGGCAAAGGTAATCTTTTCGACCAGCGCGCCCTTGCTGACGCTCGCCGCCATCTCAAGAGCAATCTTTTCTTGTTTCTCAGCAGTTGATGTCATCTGCAACCCCAACGCCTTCTAGCGGCTTTACCGCGTTCACCCTTCCACTTTTTTGACCGAGCGCAGAAGCTTTTGTGACGTGGGTTCTTTGGGTCTTTGGTGGGGGCTTTCAGCTTCGAACCGGTCGCCTTGTTGTACTTGCGCCGACCCTTTTCGGTGAGACCGCCCCCAGCCTTCACCGACTGCTTTTCTCCCCGTCCAACGCTAAGGGACGGACCAGACATTATCGCCTCGCTGTTTTCCTGGACTTCCTAAATGACTCGGCTGAAGGAGCGCCCTTGCTCCCAGGTTTGCGCATACGCTCTCCGCTTCCAGCCTTGATGCGGCGGCGCTTGGCGTGAATGTTTGCGTACAAACCCTTCTTTGCCATCACAGACCCTCGCCCAAAGTGAAGTAACACGCTGCTGTGCCGCTATCCGTTAAAAAAGCAATATATATCGGAGCGGTAGGAGAGGCTTGTCCTGGTATCTGAAACGTCTTGATAGTGCAGGGTGTTGACACCAAGCAATACTGCGGCGTTCCGTTCCCAGGTTGTGTTATTGTCACGCTTGAATTGCTGCTCACCACAAAAAAAACGGGCTTGCCGGTTCCGCCTGTAAGCTCATGGCTTGCAACGCACAGTTTCGTGCATGGAGCGTCAGGCGTAAGCGTCATCGTCTGGCTCGACGTAGTGGCGTTGGCCTTATACGTCTTGCTCATCGCCTGGAAAGCAGAGTTGATGGACATTAGACGCCACCCTTCTCCGGCTTGCTGACAGGCGAGTTCTTGTAGTCGTCAGGACGGCCAGAGAAGTTCCAGACGGCCTGGAAGCCGCCCATAGGGGACTTGCCGGGGGTAAACGTCCCGCCGCCGTACCCATAGCCGTCACGCGGCTTCTGAGGACGGACAGGGACGGACGGGATGGCGTCGCCAGGGTGGTAAGCGTCTCTTGTGCTATTCTGGTTGTTGCGGTTTTTCACGGGGAGGCTCCTTCTTAGGTCCACGCGCTTCTTTGGTTAGGCTTGGGATGAAGACCAAAACCGCAAACCCTCCGGCGATGTATAGGCGCTCCATCGTTGGAGCATACATGGCCCAGGCAGCGAGACCGAAAGTCATCCACAAACCCATGAGGGTCAGTAGCCGAGCTGTGACGACGGCCAAGGCCGTGCGCACGAGCGCAATAACAGTAGCATCCACGATTTGTCCCCAACGGTTGTTGCGTCGGCATTAGACATCATCCTCTGTCAGAAAGCCAGACCCGTAGGCGTCGTCTGACATTTTTTGTTTAATCTTTTCTAAATTCATTGCGCGATCTATGACCTTGAGTTTGATTTCAAGCTCAACGCCCGCGTCTGACATGACCTGTTTCAGGAGGTCGCTGACGGCCCGTTCGAGGTCAGGGTTGATGCCGCTGGACTTCTTGCTCATTGCCCACCAACCACTTCCATAACGCCGGTCCCTGCGCGGGGAATGGCGTATTGCCTGATAGCTTTCTGAACAAGGTCTTGAGCGAAGGTCAGTTTCGCTTGCGGGGGCAGAACGAAGCTTTCCACTCGATCAAGAGCGTCTTGGATTTCCTTGATCCTGTAAGGGTCCATGTTCACCCTCTGGAGATTGGGGGCAACCTTGTCCCTGAACGTCTTTGCCGCCGCCGCTCTGTTTGAAAGAGCTTCCGCCGCCATCACGTTGCTGACCGCCGCAGCCAAGTTCTCCCGGCCCTGCTCAGTTCTGGTCAAGACTGGTCCGACCTGATCCCATTCAGAAATTTTGCCGCCCTTGATCAGCGCTTCAATCCTGGGCACAGCGGTGACATCGCCGAGCATAGTGTCGGCTATCTTTTCTGTGCCCTTAATGATGGCCTCTGCCTTCTTGGGCGCGGCTTGACCAAAAGCAGCTCCGCGTCTTGCAAGCTCTTCCTGCGTCTGAATTCTCTGAAAATAATCAGACGCTCTTGTGTAGACATTTTGCAACGCGGGATGGCGCAGAAACTCTTGGCTCTTTGAATTCAGCCACGTTTCTGCTTCAGCGGCACTTTTCCCACGCAGGCTGCGGGCGACATAGTTCGACGCTTCCCGTTGCAGGGTTGCGGTATCGTTGCCACTTAAGCGAAGGAAATCGTCAACACCCTGACGGCTTCCAAATATATCTTTCGTCAGGTTCTGAGGACCAACGCGATACCTTTCTGGATCGGCCAAGTCCACGCCTACAGCGCGTTGCCCGGCTTTTCCTTCAAATGGCTGGAGGGCCGTAGTGCCGCGCTCGTAGATGCTTTGCATCTGATCGAAAGGCTCGCCAATGTATTCGCTCTGAATTTGGCGAATGCGGCCATAGAGGTTCCCGGCCTGATCGGTCTTCAACGCCTCATATCCGGTGGTTGGCTCGCCAAACTTGGCCTGCGTTCCAAGTCTACGGCGAACATCGTCCAGCGCTTCGTATGAGGTTGGGTACTCGCGGTAATAGCTTACAACGCCGTCAGGGCTTGTAGCCTCGCGAACCATCAATCCACGCTGCCTTAACTCTTGCGCCCTCTGCGCCACAGTTGGGTCGGCAGATGTTCCAAGAAGGGCCTGCTTTCTTTCAAGCGCGTTTAGAATTTGGCGATAAGCGCCCTCAACTCCAGGCTCTGTCACTTCTGCAAGAGCAACTTCTTGGCCCTCGCGTCCAACGCGGGCGAGGCGACGAAGGTCAGAAAGAAGCGTCTGGTAGGCTTGCGTTCCCTCAACAAGATCGCCAGCCGCTTGCCTCTCTCTTGCTATTCTTTCCACTTCAGCGCGGGCCTGGCCGTAAGGCGTGTTGCGGGCCTCTACGCCCATCTCCTGATGCCTGATCATGCTGCCGCGAAGGTTTCTTCCCATCGCGTCAAACTCAGCATCTGGGTTGCCGACGTTCTGAAGCGCCGCGCGATTTTGCTCAAGGCGTTGTTCAGCAAGCCGAGTGGCGCGGGTTCCGCCAGCCTCAACCGTTCCGGCCCTCTGTTCTGCCAGTTGGCGCAAACGAGCGGTTTCGGTTTCAAGTTGACGGTACAGGCTTTGCGCCGCCTTGCTTTCGGGGTCTTGCTGAAAAAGATCGCCGACAAGCTTCTCGATGGCTGCCTTCTCTTCTTTTGACGCGACGCTTTCCCAACCTTCTTTTTTAGCCATGTTCTTCACAGCCGCGCTGATTGCAGAGCCCGCAATTCCGCCGCCAGCTTTCTTCGCGCCCCATGCGAGAACCTGGGTAGGCGTAAGCCCGAAACCGATACGAGCCGCCTCAGAAACGATTTGAGGCTGATCAAGTATTTCGGACGTTTGGCCCGCAGTTTCGCCAAGAAGACCTCCAATGAGACCTTGCAACGCAGGAGCGGCCCGGCCAGCGAGCGGTGCGGCTGCAGTTATGCCCATGCCGCCAGCTTGAAGTGTGCGCCCAAGAACTTGTGCCGGAGGAAAAGGGGCCATCCCAATGACGGAACCAAGTCCGGTAACTCCACGACCAAAGCCAGCGGCGATTTCAGGCGCGGCCAACCCAGCGCCAGCACCAAGAGCGCCGCTTACGCCAATCTCTGATGGCTCATACATCTCCCTTCCCTTGGGGGCCGGAGGTTTGAGTTCTTCAGGGATAGGCGGCTTAGGGGTGACGCGAGGCGCGGCAGGGCCGGGCGGAAGGGGGCCACTCACAATGTCAGACAACTTTTTTGGCTTAGAAGGTTCTGGCGTTTCTGCCGACCCGCCTTCTATGTCTGAAAGCTTCATTGGATTTCCTCAACGTCAGGATCAGGGCCAGCCGTCAATGCGCGATATTTTTTGCCACCGGACTCAATGACCTCGCCAACCGCGTAAGTTCTTTGTTGCGCAGGCGTTTGCTGTTCTGGCGCAGTCCTTACCACAGTCCCGCCTTTAGTTAGATCAGGAAGCCTTGGATACATTTTCTTGAATTCATCAACATCGCCACGAGCGCCATCGCGAAGGCTCTCAAGCGTCTGACGCAAACGCGTTGCGTTCATGCCAGGCTGGGGAACCACATTGTAATTGCGCATGGCTTCACCGCCAGTGACCGCCTTGCCAGATATTTCAAGATAATACTGGTTGCGCAGACGAGTGGCCTTGTTGATAAAATCCTGAACATCATCAGGTATTTTTTCGCGCAGAACTTGGCTCGCAATCTTTCCCCCTTCTTCAGAAAGAAAAGCGGAAAGCCTGTACTTATCAACCTTTGCGGCAAACGCAGGGTCTTTGAGCTTTTCAACAAGCTCTTCAGCAGTGCTGGCTAACTGGTTGAGGCCAACGTAATTTTTTCTTTCCGCCGCGCTTGGCATGAGTGGCTTTTCAGTAGCGGGTCTTCCAGTCGGCGCAGCTTGATACCTGTCAGGATTTTGACGAATTTGAGTTTCTGTCGCGTAAGTTTGTTGACCCGTTTCTTTATCAACAACGGACATCAACTTGGATTCGGTTGTCTGTTGCTGAAGGTCTTTCACCATTTTGATGGCGTCGCCAATGGTGCCGCTCCGAATTTTAGCAGCAATAACATCCTGACCTTGAGAGGCCGCATAAGCAGCCGCTTCAGCAGTTGCTTTATTAAGGTCAAGCGAAGCCATCTTCTCATAGCGAGAAAGCGCATCTTTTGTTTGCTGGAGTGTACGTTCCCAATCTTTTACAAACTGCTCGTACTTCTTGGTCTCGAAGTCAATGCGAGCCTGATTGCCTTCTTGATAGCCTTTCAGAACGCCCGTCATAGCGTTCATGGCGTTGACACCCGACGCCGCGCCCTTGGAGCCAATGATCAAGCTGCCAACGGTCATCAGTGCGGCAAGGCCCGTCAGGCCCTCCTGCGTGTCCTTCGTCACGTTAAACTTGGGAGGCGCAGCCATCAAAGCGGGCTTCGCTTGTTCATACTGGCTTTTAATTCCTTCGGCGTAAGTCCCGTAAGCTTCAGACTTTCTTTGAAGTTCCGTCTGTTTTTGTTCTTGCTCAAGACGCATAGCTTTTTCGTCAGCCTTAGCTTTCCTGTCCATCAGGTTGCCAATGCCGGAAAACTGATCTCCGAGCGTTTCACGCAGCAATGAACTGGCGCTGTCACGGTCTTCAGCCGGAGGCGTGAACGATGGCATCGTGCCTTGCGCAAACGTGGGGAGATTTGTATCTGCCATGTTCCACCTTTAACCGCGAGCGTACATTGCGCCGAGAGCCGCCAACATCCCTGACGCCGCTTGTCCGGCTTGCTGCGAGTACTGCATGTTTGTGTTGATCCCCGTCGTCGTACCGGCGAGCTGATCCCTGATCGCTTGGCTGATAAGGGGCGTGCCCGTACCAAGCAACTGAAGGGCCATCGTTTGCTGTTGGCTCAGAAGACGCTGGCGAAGGTCTTCTACCGAACGCCCGGCTTGAGCCGCTGCGACGCCGCCAGAGGAAGCCGTCGCCTGAGCCGCCTGAGCCTGAGCCGCCGCAAGCTGCTGTTGTTGCGCGGGGGAGAGAGCGCCTCTAAGAGCCTGCCCAAGTTGCGCACCGCCCTGCTGCATGTAGGGCTGCGCCAATTCACGGGTCTGAGCCGCTGCCTGGTCATAAGCGCCTTGAAGCTGCTGCGCGGCTTGCTTGCCTTGGTTTTGAGCCCTTGAGTAATTTAACCCCAACGCGCCAAGGCCGAGCGCCGCGATCAGTTCCTTGGTTCCAAGCTTGCCAAATGGAGTTTCAATGCCCTGCCCGCCTGGTGTTTTGGTCGTCAGGTCAATCGCTTCGCCTTCCAGATCAGAAGAAATTTCTGCCTGCTGTTGCGGCGTTAACTGATATTCTGAAGGCGCGGTTCCTGTTGGCGCATAACTTGCCGCAATGTTTGCCCCGCCGGGGGCTACAGCATTGATTGCGGCTAAAGCATTTCCGCCAGCAGGCGCAGCCGGAGCGGCATAAGCTTGAAGAGCCTGTGCCAATTGCGGGTCATAAAACGGCGCGCTGGTTCCCGTCCCGTAATTGCCGGTAATATCTCCAAACGGACCTTGCCCGTATGACTGCTTAACCAAATCAACGGACCTTTGGTCAACGCCTTCACCAAAAGCCGGTAATTGAAAATACTCAGGCTGTTGAACCGTAGGATAATAAAAATCCCCGGACTCAATGGGAGCGGAAATTTCAGTCGGCAGATTAAAATCAAACCCGCCAAAATCAAACCCATCCTCGAACTCAGGAAGCCCCGTGTCTGGGTTGATGGACCCGCGACCGCCCTCTGCTTTCAGCTTGGCGGCTTCGCGAGGCGTGATGTGAGCCAGGATCGTGTCCCGACCACGGCCCTTCTTGCGCAGCTCTTCAGCGGCCTTGCGCAGGGGCAGGCGGGATATGTCGGTCTTCAGGA